TGGTAAGTCTATCAATGATGAACCTGAAAAGTATTTTACAAAGGAAATATTAAAACAGATAGATGAAACAACAAAGAAAAAATTCCTATACGGAGCAGAGTAATATAAAATATCTCTTTGTCCAAAAAGAAGGCGAAGATTATACTTGTATTAAACTTATAGAAGAAAAATACTTAGGTATTGTTTACAAATACGGTAATGTACAATTTGCTAGTGAACCTAAAGAAGATGGTACACTACCAATGAGATTTACTTATGAAATTATTAAGAATCCTGATGAAATTAAATTTGATGAACAAGAGTTTATTAATTACATTGGCGATATATTAGTAGAACTATTAGAAAAACAATTGACGGATGGAAAAGTTGAATTTAAATAATGAACGAATAGAGATTACGATACTACGTAATTTCATATTTAACGAAGCATTTACTAGAAAGGCCTTACCTTTTTGTAAAGAGGATTACTTTACAACACGTTCAGAAAGAATATTGTTTAGAGAAATAGATACCTTTGTAAACAAATATAAAAACATTCCAACAAAAGAAGCATTACTTATAGAACTAGGTCAAAGAAAAGATATTAACGAAGATGAGTTTAAATCTATAAAAGAATTACTATTATCTATCAGTGAAGAAAAAGTAGATTTACAATGGTTGTTTGATACAACTGAAAAGTTTTGTAAAGATAGAGCAATACATAACGCAGTATTAACTGGTATTAAAATATTAGATAAGAAAGATCCTAGATTAACGCCAGAGGCAATACCTGGTATTCTTGCAGACGCATTGGCCGTTTCTTTTGATAACCATATAGGGCATGATTACATAGAAGATGCAACTAGAAGATTTGATTTCTATCATACTAAAGAAAAGAAATATGAATTTGATTTATCTTATATGAATCGTATTACAAAAGGTGGCGTACCACCTAAAACTTTAAACATTGCATTGGCAGGTACTGGTGTTGGTAAATCTTTATTCATGTGTCATTGTGCATCCAGTTTCTTAACACAAGGTTTAAATGTATTATACATTACAATGGAGATGTCAGAAGAAAGAATTGCTGAACGTATTGATGCCAATCTACTAGATGTAAATATGGACGACCTACACAGCATGCCTAGACAAATCTATGATGATAAGATTACTAAGATCAGAAACAAGACTGCTGGTAAATTAATTATAAAAGAATATCCAACAGCATCAGCACACGCTGGCCATTTTAGAGCACTATTAAATGAACTTGCATTAAAGAAATCTTTTAGACCAAACGTTATCTTTATTGATTATTTAAATATATGTTCTAGTAGTAGATTTAAAGGTGGTAATATATCTTCGTACTTCTTCATTAAGGCAATTGCCGAAGAACTACGAGGTCTTGCAGTAGAGTTTAATGTACCTATCTTTAGTGCAACACAAACAACAAGAACAGGATTTATAAGTACAGATATTGGATTAGAAGATACTTCAGAATCGTTTGGTCTTCCAGCAACGGCCGATTTTATGTTTGCATTAATATCAAACGAAGAATTAGAAGCATTAGGTCAAATGAAGATTAAACAATTAAAGAATAGATATAATGATCCATCTATTAACCGTTCTTTTATAGTAGGTGTGGACAGAGCAAAGATGAAATTATATGATGTGTCTGTTAATGCACAAAATATAGTAGATAGCAACCAAAGGGAACCGACAGTTAAAACAAGTTATGATAAATTCTCGGACTTTAAAATATGATTACAAAAAAATTAGAAACTTTTTATATAGTTAATAAGATTAAAGAACATAAACAATATAAAGAAGAACTATTAAGTTTAATAGATAGAATGCCAGATCAAAGTCCTAACGGAACAATAACCAAATCTGATTGGAATTTAAAAAGAGAAACCCCACCAGAATATTTAACTTTATTTTATAAGATAATAAATCCATACATGAATGAAATGTGTACCTTTTTAAAACAAGAAAAATGGAATATACCACGAGGATGGTTTCAACAATATTTAACAGGTTCAACCCATGGATGGCACGTTCATTTTGGTGCAAATTATACTAACGTATATTACTTGGAATTACCTAAAGAAGATAAAATGAAAACACAAGTATTTGATTTACATACTGAAAAAGTTTACGAATTGGATGTAGAAGAAGGTGATCTAATTACTTTTCCTGCTGGATTATTGCATAGAGCAGATGTTAACACAACCGATAAAAGAAAAACTATTATATCTTATGATAGTGATTTCATGGCGAAAGGATACTAAAAAATATGAAAAGACAAAAGGTAAGATTTCACAAAAGCGATAAAAGACCTGGCCATTTAGACAGCCAATTATCATATGAAAAGAAGATGATTAAAAAAGAAAAAAGTATTTTATGGCAGGCCATTGAGAAACCAACAGGCACTATAATAAGACAATCTTTCTTTGAAGAAGATATCGAACATTTAGTTAAGTTTCAAAATGAACACCGTCAATGGCAACGCAATGGTGGTATACCTAAATTTCTTTGTGATACTATAAGATAGTCATTTATAAATATATGAATGGCAGACGAAACAGCGATTCAAGAATCAGCACAAGCATTATTTATTTCCATAGCAGATGGTTTAGGGGTATCTAAAGCTAAACAAGAATTTGATTGGAGAAAAAAATATCCAACCTACGAAGAATTTAAAAATAAAAATAATACAGCAATAGTACAAGCTTTTAAACACGTAGATTCAGTTGGTATAACGTTAGATATAATAGATAAGTATTTACTACAGAAAAAAAATTTAGATTGGTATAAATCTTGTATTAATACAGGATTAAGAATCATTACCGATATTACTACAATAGATTCAGATTTTTCAAAAGTACAACCAATAGGTTGGAAAGACATTTGGTATTATCGTGCAGGTGCATCAGGCGATAATGTTATGAATAATATTGCAAAACTTTTTAGTATTGTTAACAAAAATCAACCTATATTTGGTCAAATTAATAAATGGAGTTCCGCAGATATTTATTTTTCTACAGATAAAGGTAAAAAAAAAATTAAAGAACAATTAGAAATAGCTTCTTCGGTAAAATATAATTTTACAAATTTAAATGAACTTATTTCTAAGTTGATAGATTCAGGAGATTTATTAGGCATATCTTTAAAAAAATCACCAGTAGAAAGTCATCTTTATAAAGTAAATTTTTCTCCAACAGAGAATGAAAAACTTTTAATGGCTATTAAGTTTCACCATATTAAATCCGACAACCCTAGAGATATGCAAGTATTCTTTGGTCAAAATGGAGAAAATCATTTTAAGATAAGACATGATCCTTATAGTGAAAATTTAGGAGTGAACTTAGCAATAAAGGTTGAAATTGTAGGTAAATATAGTAGATTGGGTTCACTTGCATCTTTTGGTTCAGCAAATCCTTCAGGCAAAGGTCTTACAGATCATTGGCTTAAAGTAGATCCAATTACAGCTAGAACTATAGCTACCTCATTCAAATTAGGAGTAAAAAATTATGAAACAGGTATAAGTAAATTAAATATTGAATATTCAAAAATGATTAAAAAACCTAATTTAAGAGGTAAAGAATTAAAAGCAGAACTTAAAAAACATAAATCTCCTAAGAATAAATCAAAAACTCTATACGATCAGTATCAAGATGATAGAGTTATATTAAGTCAAAAACATATAGTAGATAGTTATAAAAAACAAGTTGTAAATTTTTTCAATGCTAAGGGTCCTAAAAATGATATACAAAAAGATAATCTAATAAGAGAGTGGTTTAGATATGCTTCCGCTATGAATCCTGGCTCTGGAAAATTCATTATTGCCAAATAGATTGACATTTATATAGAAGTGTGATATAGTATAAATAGTATTGTTGATATAGTCTATGGTTAGTTTGATTTTGTTTATGGAAACAATGAGAGAGAAATGTTTAGTTTTAAAGGATTTGTAACGAAGGGTACCAATACCCACCTAGAACACTTAGAAGATAGTATTATAGACCAAGGCTCAAAAGGTGGTCGTAATGCGGTCAATTTTCTAAAGTCAATCAAAAAAATGCTTGCAGGTAATGTAGGCGGCCGACTTAACGTAACTGTTAAATGGGACGGTGCACCAGCAGTTATCTGTGGAATTAATCCTGAGAACGGCAAATTCTTTGTAGCAACTAAATCTTTATTCAACGTAAATCCAAAAATCAATTATTCTACAGGCGACATTATGAAAAACCATGATGGAGTTTTATCACAGAAACTTATTGTTTGTTTAAGAGAATTAGCTAAATTAGGCATTACAGGAATTTTACAAGGTGATCTTTTATTTACAAAAGGTGATGTTAAGACTACAACAATAGATGATAAAGAATATTATACATTTACACCAAATACAATTACATATGCAGTACCAGTTAATAGTGCAATAGGTCAAAGAGTTGCACGTGCAAGATTAGGTATTGTATTTCATACACTATATTCAGGTAAAGATATTAAACATCTTTCAGCAAGTTTTGGAAGTGTTGCTGGTTTGCCTAAATCATCTTCTATTTTTATTACAGATGCAACATATAGAGATACATCAGGTGCAGCCACATTTAATAAATCAGAAATGTCCCAATTTGATAATATTATTTCCATGGCAGAAGGCTCATTACAAAAAGCGGCACCAATGCTAGATATACTTAACGTTGCAGATTCTTTAGCAGTAGGTTATAAACTTAAATCATTCTTCAATCATTACATTAGAAATTCGCAAGGCGATATGGCTAAAGTAAAAGATTTAGTAGATATGTTTAGAGTGTATTATAATAATATGTTACAACAAGAAGTTGAAGCAGTAAGTAAAGAAGAAACCAAAAACAAATATAGAAAAATTAGAGATGGTGGTTTAAACTTTATTGATAGAAATCAACAAGCATTATACTTTGCAATTGCAAGTTGGATATCATTACAACGTGCAAAGAATTTTCTAATAAGAAAAATGAATCAAATACAAAGCATTGGCCAGTTCATAAGAACACCAGATGGATTTAAAGTAACTAATCCAGAAGG